GATCTTCACCAGTATCTAAAGGAACTATGGATGGAACAGAAGGCGACATGCCCTTTGTAGCTAAACCAAAAAGAGGAAGCGTAGAAGCATTTAGACAAGCTGAATCTGAAAGACAAGCTAGAATATCAGCAAGGAGAAGTGGACAAACTAGGAGAACCGATGGGTCCGCATTTAATGCAAAAATAAAAGCAACCAATGCAGCTAGACAAGGAATGAAAAACCCAAGATACAATAAGGGTGGATCTGTTCACGTTAAAACAAAAATAGGATATAGTAAACCAACAAAGATTTGCTAATATGGCGGAAGTCGACAACAACAATGAACTTCCTGTAGAGGAAGTTGAATCGGAAGAGGTTGACGTAGAATTACCAGAAGATGTGCAAGACCAAGTTGAAGAACTTGGTGCGGCTATTGATGAACAGGTAGAATTCTACGACAACTTAGCGGAAGACATGGATGAGCGTACGCTTGGGCGTATGGCATCGCAGTTAGTTGAAGACTATCGTAAAGATAAAGTCTCAAGATCCGATTGGGAAAAAACATATACACAAGGTTTAGAATTACTAGGTTTTAAATACAGCGATCAAACTCGTCCTTTTGCTGGAGCAAGTGGTGTTACTCACCCCTTACTAGCAGAAGCGGCTACACAATTTCAAGCACAAGCTTATAAAGAACTACTACCCTCCGATGGCCCTGTACGTACTCAAGTTGTTGGAGCAGAAACACCAGATACAAAACAACAAGCAGAACGTGTAGAAGATTTTATGAACTACATGTTAATGGAAAAGATGGAAGAGTACACTCCAGACTTTGACCAGTTATTATTTTATTTACCTTTAGCAGGATCTGCATTTAAGAAAATTTATTACGATGGGTTAAAACAAAGAGCTGTTTCTAAATTTGTTCCAGCAGAAGATTTAGTAGTTCCTTATTACGCAACCGATTTAATGGATTGCGAACGAATTGTTCATTTAGTTAAAATGAGCGAGAATGATATTCTTAAAAAACAAAAATCAGGATTCTATAGAGACGTAGAATTATTACAAAAATCTACTCAACAAAATACTATCCAAGATAAACTAAACGAATTAGAAGGGGTGAAGCCTACTGCAGATATGGAAACGCAGTTTAATATTTTAGAGATGCATGTAGATTTAAGTTTAGAAGACTTTGAAAAAGACGGAAGACCTAAACCAGATGAAAAAGAAGTTAAGGTTCCTTACATTGTAACCATTGATGAAGGTTCTCAAGAGATACTTTCCATCTACCGTAACTATGCACCAGAGGATGAATTAAAAAAACGCAAAGAATACTTTGTGCATTTTAAATTTTTACCAGGATTAGGCTTTTATGGCTTTGGATTAATCCATATGATCGGCGGATTAAGTAGATCTGCCACTACTGCATTAAGACAATTGTTAGATGCAGGTACTTTGGCTAACTTACCAGCGGGATTCAAGAGCCGTGGAATTAGAATCAGGGATGATGACCAACCGTTCCAGCCAGGAGAGTTTAGAGATGTAGACGCACCAGGCGGAAACATTAGAGACCAGTTTCAATTATTACCGTTTAAAGAACCTTCACAAACTTTATTTCAACTAATGGGCTTTTGCGTACAAGCAGGACAAAGATTCGCTGCAATTGCTGACATGCAAATGGGAGAAGATTCACGAAACAGAGCCGTGGGCACAACGATCGCACTCTTGGAGCGTGGTTCGAGGGTCATGAGCGCTATTCATAAGCGTTGTTACTACGCTATGCGACAAGAATTTAGACTACTGGCAAAAGTATTCGCAGATTATCTACCCCCTGTGTACCCTTATTCTGTGTATAACGCAGACCGTGCAGTAAAAGTTGCAGATTTTGACGACCGCGTAGATGTCATTCCAGTTGCCGACCCTAATATCATGAGTATGGCACAACGAGTAACGTTAGCGAATGAAAATTTAAAGATCGCTATGTCTGCTCCACAAATGCACAACTTGAGAGAAGCTTATTCTAGAGTATACGAAGCATTAGGAACTAAAAATATTGATTCTTTGTTGTACCCTGACAAACAACCTACCCCTGAAGATCCAGGAACCGAGAACGCTAAGGCTTTGAAGATGGAATTGTTAAAAGCATTTCCAGACCAGGATCACGATGCACATATCACGGCTCACGGAACTTTCATTCAGTCACGAATGGTACAGATGAACCCTATGGTGTATGCATTATTGCAAGGACACATTAGTGATCACATTGCGATGCAAGCTCATGGAGAAGTAGGAGCATTAATTCAACAAGATCCAGAGATGCAAGCGATGAACCAACAAGATCCAGACGGATTTAAAGTGTTATTTAATTCTATGGTTGCAAAACGAGTTGCTGAACTAACTAAAATGTTAATTGAAGCCGAAGGCGGACCGCAACAAGATCCTTTAGTAGCGTTGAAACAAAGAGAACTGGATTTAAAAGCATTAGACATTCAAAGAAGAGCCAATGAATCTCAAGAAGACATGCAAAGAAAAGAAGGTGAGTTTGATGAGAAGATTGATTTTGAGAAAATGAAATTAGAACAACAAGAAGAACAAGCTGCGGCTAGAATTAGAGTAGCCAATGAGAAAATTAATGTCGCAAGAGAAAAAAATAAACAAGCGTTTGCCCAAAAGCCAAAAGCAAACTAAGAGATTAACCAAGACAATCCCCCCTAACAAGGGACCTAATCCTGATGGTATATACGCGCCATTAAAACCAGAGTATTATTTGTAATATGGCAACAAAAAAAATAGCACCAAAGAAAAAACCTAAATCGATGGACGATCAGATCCTAGAAGGAGATGATTTGCAAGACGAATTAAATAACCCCTCTATGCAAGGACCTTACAAACCTTTTGAAGATCCAGAAATGTTAAACGAAGGCGGAGAAGTAAGAGGTGGTGGAGCAGCTATTAGAGGAAAAGGTTTTAAAGGAGTGTTTTAAATGCTGCCCGCATTAAGTATTATCGCACCTCTAGCAAAAATGCTGTTTGCTACCGTGGACAAAGCTATCCCTGATAAAGATCTAGCAGAAAAATTAAAAGCTCAGCCTAACACTCAACTATTATTATCCTCCACAGAAGAATTAAAAGCAGCGGCTTCTATTGTAGAAGCAGAGGCAAAATCTAACTGGTTTGTAGCTAGTTGGAGACCTTTATTAATGTATGTATTAATATTTATATTAGTGTGGAATTTTGTCTTAGGACCTGTCATAAGAATCTTTACTGGAACTATTATTACGTTTGAATTACCAGGAGATGTTTGGACTTTATTAAACATTGGACTAGGTGGTTATGTAGTGGGAAGATCTGGTGAAAGTATTGCAAGAACACTTGCCAACAAAGGAGAAAAATAATGGAAAAACTAAATAAGTTTATTGATTTTGGAAAAGAAGTATTAAGAATAGCTTACGTTGTAACTACGTGGACTGTTTGTAAAATACTATTCATTAAACAATGTAAATGCGAAGACAACTGCGGATGTAACAAATAATGAAAAAATCTAAAAGCACAGAAAAGAAAAAGACGCACAAGATGCCAAACGGAAAAATAATGAAGGGTGCTAAGCATAAAAAATAATGGCTAAACCAGGACTATACGCAAACATTCATGCTAAAAGAAAAAGAATGGAAGCAGGCTCAAAAGAGAAGATGAGAAAAGTTGGATCCAAAGGAGCTCCTACTTCAAAACAATTTAAACAAGCAGCTAAAACAGCTAATAAAAAGTAATGAAAAACTTTTTTAAAAAACTAGTAAACAGAATACTGGGAAGAAGATGTACTTGCGGCAGATGCCGTTGCGAATAGTATAGAAAAGGTCTTTCTAAAAAAGAAAAAATAGTATAGAACTTCTTTATGATTAAAGGAGATAGTACAGAATACGACCTATTAGAAAGCGCTTGTAAGCTAGTCCCGTGGTCCGAGGTTCTTTCTGCTGAGATCGGAGTACGTCAGGGACAAGGCTCTAAGATTATTTTAGATTCTTTTAAAGACAAGACCCACTGGCATATTGGAATTGATCCTTATGGTAATTTAGATTATCAACATTACGACACCACAGGAACTTATACTTGTGACTATACCAACAGTATGAAGTTACAGCTACTCCAAGATTTATCTTATGAACATTTTACATTGTACTCCATAGGCGATGATGAATTCATGAAACGATTTGCTGATGGGGTACCTATTTACCGAAATACAAAAAAAATTAGTAACACCTACGATTTAGTTCATTTTGACGGTCCGCATAAAACCATAGACGTGATACGGGAAACTATGTTCTTTGGAGACAGGGCTAGAATAGGATCTGTATTTGTTTATGATGATTACCCTAAGTATGATATGAATGTTATAGGAACTATATTAGTAGAATATTTAGGCTTTGAACCTGTCTTAAAAGGTGATAATAAAATAGCTTTACAAAAGAAAAAAGATGCTTGATTTAGGAACCTTAGACCAGGTTAAACACTATATTAAAAAACAAATAGAACAAATCAAAGACCATTTATGCTATGGTGTAGACACAGTAGATAAACTCCAGTACTCTAGAGGGAAACTCAATGCCCTAGAGGTGTTGCTTCAGGATCTAAAAGACCTGCAGAAGAACATGGAGAATGTCGATGACGATAATAACCCCTGATACGTCTTTACTAGGCGTGTCGCAAGATACTGTTGCCCCTGAATCTAAGGAGCAAGAGATACCCACCGATTCAGAAGGTATACAAAAATATCTGGATGTAATTCCCAAACCAGTAGGATATAGAATTTTAGTTAGACCTTATTCAGGTCCTAAAAAAACTAAAGGCGGAATTTTACTTACCGATAACGCAAGTGAAACTATTCAAATGACAACCGTAGTTGGTTTAGTTGTTTCTATGGGAGATCTTTGTTATGCAGATAAGACTAGATTCCCTAATGGTCCTTGGTGTAAGGAAGGC